ACTGGTGTGATTGTGTCCGACGGTTCGGTGCCGAATTTCACGGGCTCGACGTCGGGCGTTGGTCCGCTGGTTGCGACAGCTGGCAACGTCGGAGTCGGTGGCTCGCCGCCGGTTGGGAATCTGTCGTTCAACAGTTCGTTCATCGGGATCGAGGTGGACGCAGACGCAGGCGGCATGGTCACGGATCTTTCGTCCGCGACGTCGGCGTCGATCAATGCCATTCGTCAGGCGTTTCAGATTCAGAAGTTGTTGGAGCGCGACGCGCGTGGTGGTACTCGGTACACGGAGATCGTTCGGTCGCACTTCGGCGTGGTGTCTCCGGATCAGCGGTTGCAGCGTCCGGAGTATCTCGGCGGCGGAAGCCAGCGCGTCAACGTGACGCCGATTCCGAATACGAACGAGGACGGTTCGCCGCTCGGGAACCTCGGCGGTTATGGAACCGTCGGAGACGTCAATGGTTTCGTGAAGTCCTTTACGGAGCACGGTGTGGTGCTCGGCCTGGTCAACGTGCGGGCCGACATTACGTACCAGCAGGGACTCGAAAGGTTCTGGTCCCGGCAGACGCGGTACGATTTCTACTGGCCCGCGCTGGGTCACATCGGCGAGCAGGCCGTGCTCAACAAGGAGATTTTCTACAACAACGATGCCGCAGACGAGGACGTCTGGGGCTATCAGGAGCGGTACGCGGAGTACCGTTACAAGCCGTCGCGTGTGTCGGGAGCGTTCAGGTCGAACGCGGCGACGCCGCTCGATTCGTGGCATCTGGCTTTGGATTTCGCGACGCGTCCCGCTTTGAACGATGTGTTCATCGAGGACGATCCGCCTTTCGATCGGGTGATCGCGGTCGCGACAGAGCCGCATTTTCTTCTGGACTCGTGGTTTCAGTTCAAGAACGCTCGGCCCATGTCCACCTACGGTGTGCCGGGTCTGATCGACCATTTCTAAGGAGGTTTTCATGCTCGCTCGATTGCTCTTGATCCTGGCGGTTTCCGGCCTGGTCATTTGGTGTACGGGTTGCAAGACGTTGGAGACGTTCGGTTGCAACCTCTGTGCTTCGTACTGCGTGCCTGCGCCTTGCCCCCCGGTGCCGCCGCTATGATGGGCGGCGGCATGGGCCTGGGCCAGATGATCGGTGCCACGATCCAAGGGATTTCGGACGTGGGACAGACGGCCGCGTCTGGCGTCATGGCGCAGCGGCAGCGGAGCTGGACGACGAAGCAGATTCGGAAGGCTCGCGAGTGGCAAGAGACGCTGGCGAAGGCCGGCCCGAGCTGGATGGTCGAGGGCCTTCGCAATGCCGGGTTGAACCCGATTCTCGCGGTGACGTCCGGCGGTGGTTTCAAGGGCGTGCACTCGGGCCCGAATCTTCCAGGTGGTGCCGCCGGAAGCGCGAAGGGTTCGGGTTCTCTCGGCGCGCAAGTGAATCAGGCAATGCTTTTGCGGAAGCAGGCGGAGCTGATGGACGCGCAGCGACTCATGAGCGTGGCTCGGAGTCGCAACGAAGTGTCGCAAGCTCTGTACCACGATCAAATGCGAAAGCTCGATGAAGCCCGGGAGCAAGGGTTGCTCCTGGACAATCGCGTCAAAGCGATGGACGTGGATATTTACACGCAGTCGCCGTGGATGCGGAAGGTGAAGCATGGCCGCGAGGCAGTACTCGGCAGCGGTACCGGAGGTCTTGGCGTTCTGATCGGTGGACGTCGTTTCCGGAAGGCGAAGCCGTGGAGCAAGAGCCTTAAGGGCCGGATCGGCCAGCGCGTCAAGCGTGCGCCGACCAACAGGAGGAGCAGGTAATGATTGCTCGACGTCGTGTCGCCCACCGTGGCGGTGGCGAAGTGAAGACGAAGCAGAGCGATGCTCTGCAGACGGATGTGAATTCGATCTTGGCCCGGTGGATTCAGACCGGGCAGCCGCCGCAGGGTCGGGCTCCGAGCTACGGCGATTTTTCGGACGGCCTCAGCTACCACGAGATGCACAATCGGGTGCTCGACGCTCAGGCGGCGTTCCTGGATTTGCCCGTAGAGGTGCGGAAGCACGTGGATCAGGACCCGGGCGCCTTCCTCGACCTCGTTCATACGCCAGAGGGCCTTCGGGAGCTTCTGGAGCTGGGTCTGGATCCCGGCTGGGTTCCCGAAGATGCTCCCGAGCCCGCGGAGCCCGGTGCCGGTGTTGAGCCGGCGACCCCTTCCGCCGAGCCCGCGGGCGAGGGGGACTCCCCGCAATAGGCGGGGCGTGCACAGTGACTCACTTGATGTTAACTGTGCGGAGTGGTCCCGGGAATACAAACGGGGGCCCGGGGCCGCTCCCCCCCACTTGGTTTCCCCCTGAGAGGTGTAGCGATGGCGAGACGACGGAAGATGAATCGACGGTTTTCAAAGCGAGTGTTCCGGCGCACGGCCGGATCTCTGCGGAAGAACAATCGGGCTCGCCCGATGCGCGGCGGCTGGCGACTCTGAGTCGTGGCGTGTACGCGCCCGTTGAAGGCGTACCGAAAGCCCGGGGGCGGAATCGCTTTCGACTCCCGGGCTGGGTACGCCGATCGGCGTTTAGAGCTCCAGTGTGGTCAATGCATGGACTGCAGAATTCAAAGGTCGCAACAGTGGGCTGCTCGCTGTGTGCACGAGGCGATGTGCCACGAGCGCAACAGCTTTCTGACGCTGACGTACGCGAACGTCCCGCCTGGTGGAAGCCTTGTTAAATCCGACCTCCAGAAGTTCTGGCGTCGGTTGCGGAAGGATCCGGAGATCGGTCCGGTCCGCTACTTCGCGTGTGGTGAGTACGGTGACGCGAATCTGCGTCCCCACTATCACGCGATTCTGTTTGGCGAGGACTTCGGAAAGGACAGGATCTTTTGGAAGAAGCCGAAACACGGTGGCAACCTCTACGTCTCTGCGAAGCTCTCGAAACTTTGGACGCATGGATTTGCGACGCTTGGCGCCGTCACGTTCGAGACTGCTGCGTATGTCGCGCGGTATGTGATGAAGAAGGTCACTGGCCCGGACGCGGAGCGGGAATACTCCCGCGTGGACACTGCGACGGGCGAGGTGCACCAGGTGACGCCTCCCTATGTGACGATGTCACGGCGGCCTGGCATTGGCACGCCGTGGCTGGAGAAGTTTTCGAGCGATGTGTTTCCATCGGACGAAGTACGGCTCGAGGGGCGTCGGATTCGACCCCCTCGTTTTTACGATCAGTATTTGGAGCGGAAGGACCCAGCGTTTCTCGAAGCTGTGAAAGCGAAGCGAGCGAAGGCGGTAGCGAAGCGGAAGGAGGATCTGACCCCTGAACGACTCAAGGCTCGGGAGAAGCATGTCGAGGCTCGGTTGAGCCTCCTACAAAGGCCTGTGTAATTCACCCCTCAATGCTTCTTGTTCATAAAGCGGTTTTTTCTTTTCTTGTCTCTTAAACGGAAGGATTTTTTCATGGAACTTTTCATTTGCTCGGTGTTCGATCGCAAGGCGGAAGCCTTCATGGCGATTTTTACGGTTCAGGGTCTTGGTCAGGCCATTCGGTCTTTCGAGGACGCGTGCGGTGATCCGCAGCACGAGTTCGCGAAGCATCCGGAGGATTTCATTCTGTTCTGCCTTGGAAGTTACGATCAGGAGACGGGCGAGTTGAAGGTGCCGGATAACGGGAAGTACCCGCTTGGTTCCGGCCTGGAGCTTCGGAAGAAGCAGGCGCCCGTCCTGGTGAAGGAGAACGCGTGATGTTTGGTGGACGACAGCAGACAGGAGTCGGTTCGGGCGGTTGGACGCAAGGTCAGAGACGTTTTGCTCAGACGCCCAGCGCGAACGTTCCGCGGTCAGTGTTCAATCGGTCGTGCGGTCACAAGACGACGTTCGATGCTGGGAACTTGATTCCGGTTTTCGTGGACGAGGCGTTGCCGGGAGACACGTTCAATATGCGTGCGCGGTTCTTTGGCCGCCTGGCGACTCCGATCTTTCCGGTGATGGACAATTTCTATCTCGACACGTTCTGGTTCTTCGTGCCGTATCGGTTGCTGTGGGAGAACTGGGAGAAGTTCAACGGCGCGCAGGACGATCCGGGTGATTCGACGGCGTTTACGATTCCCCAGTTCGATTACGAACCGGTGGAAGGCTCGAACTTCGACTACATGGGAATTCCGGTCAACGGTGTGGACGTGGAGTTTTCGGCGCTGCCGTCTCGGGCTCTCGCTCTGATCTGGAACGAATGGTTCCGGGACGAGAATCTGCAGGACTCTGCTCCGTTCGTGACGACGGATGCGGCCGGGGATCCGGCCGACTACGAGACGGTGTACAAGCGTGGAAAGCGGCACGATTACTTTTCGTCTTCGTTGCCGTTTGCCCAGAAGGGCACGGCGATCGAGCTGCCGCTGGGCAGCACGGCGCCGGTTACCGGGACTGG